TATACAGAGTTATTGAAAGTAAGAAAGATAAAAGAACGTAGTGATTGGGACGAGCAACTCGTTGAAGGTTATCAGCATTTACAAGATAAAGAAGTTAAGTTTAGACTTAAAGCAATTGATACTATACACAGCGATTTAGAAAGAATTAAGAAAGCAACTCAAACTACTCGTAAATCAAGAGTCAAGAAACCACAGTCTGCAGAAAGACAGGTTAAGAATCTTAATTATGAGAAAGAGAATCATGAATATAAAGTAGTATCATTAAATCCACTACAAATTATTGGAACACATCGTCTATTAGTATTCAGTACAAAGTATTGCCGTATTGAAGAATATATTTCAGAGCGAGTAGATGGTTTCGAAGTAAAAGGACAAGCTTTATTACATGTTGATAAAACTAGAGGTAAGAAGTTAAGAAAGCCTATGGAATTCTTACCACTTGCACTATCAAAGACTGAAAGACAGTTTGATAAAGAATATGAAAAACTGACCACTAAGGAGTATAAACCTAATGGAAGGTTCAACAAAGCTCTTATTATATTAAGAGCAGACAAAAGGAGATAGTATGAAGATTTCTAAAAGAACTTTAGGAATATTAAAAAACTTTGCGACAATAAATCAGTCTATAGTTATTTCTGAAGGTAATCAAATCGAAACTATTTCAAATGTAAAAGATATATTTGCTAAAGCCACTGTTGATGAAACATTTGACAAAGAGTTTGCAATCTATGATTTGAATGAGTTCTTAGGTACTATATCTCTATTTGATTTAGATTGTGATTTTGAATTTGGTGATGATGCAGTTATTATAAAAGATGGTTCTGCACAACAAAAGTATTTCTATGCTGATAAAAGTATAGTTGCTACACCACCTGAAAAAGGTATTACATTACCATCAGTTGAAGTAGAAAAAACAATCACTAAAGAAAATCTAACAAGATTAGCTAAAGCAGCTTCAATTAATAATGCTTCAGATATTACATTTACTGAAGAAGGTATTATAGTACATGATAAAACAGTACCAACATCTAACAAGTTTACTATTAATCAGAAAGAAAAAAGCTCAGCCAAATATAATCTTTCAATCTCAGTTGATAAACTAAAATTTATTATTGATGATTATAAAGTTAGTATTTGTGCTAAAGGATTATCATTATTTTCTGGTGCAAGTGGTATTGATTACTATGTAGCACTTCAACCTGATGGTGAATATGGCAATTGAAGATGATGATAGGCAATCTTTAGAAGATGCCATTGAAGATGCTAGTGTAGCAGCTGAAAGGTATTTGACTTCTGAAAAAGATTTGCATAAGAAATTATTAGAAGTCACCGTTGATGATGCGCTTCAAGCACTATCAATGTATAAGGAATTATTGAGAGATGATCCTAAAAAAGAAACTTATAAAATCCATTTATTGGTACCAGTACAAATAGTAGAGATGTTAAAAGAAAATGAAGATAGCTAAAGCAGATAAATTATATGGTGACTTAGTTGATGTCATCGGACAAATGTCTACCAGCCGTAGATTCAAGGTTGGTGCTATTATTGTAGATGATGGATTAGAAAATATTATTGCGTTTGGTTATAATGGAACACCACGCGGTTGGGATAACGACTGTGAAATAGAAAATGAAGATGGTTCATTAACAACTAAACGAGAAGTTTTGCATGCGGAGTCAAATGCCCTTGCAAAAGTCGCACGTACCACATCCAGTGCAGAGGGATCGACGCTTTATGTCTCACTATCTCCTTGCTATGATTGTGCAAAGCTCATCTATCAAGCTGGTGTGGTTCGTGTCGTCTATAATGAAGAATACAGAAGTAAAGATGGAATAGATTTTCTTCTGGACTGTGGAGTAGAATGTGAGCAAAGAGAACTTTGATCAGAAAAAAAAGTTAAAAGCATGGAAGTCAAAGACCGAGAAACTGGATAAGCAATGGAAAGATGGCTTCAAACCATTAGGTAAACCAGGAGCTGTAAAAAATTCTATAGCCATTGAGTATAATGGTAAGATATATGATTCACTCTCTTCAGCATCTAGAAAGACTGGAAGATCTATTGGATATATTAAGAAGCATAGCAAGGAGTTATAATGAAAGAACAATTTTTATGGGTAGAAAAATATCGTCCTAAGACTATTGACGAATGTATTTTACCTGACAAGTTAAAGCAAACATTTATTAACCTTAGAGATAAAGGTGATATGATGAATTTGCTTTTATCAGGTTCGGCGGGTACTGGCAAAACCACAGTGGCCAGAGCCCTTTGCGAAGAGCAAGGCTGTGATTACATCATAATAAACGGTTCTGATGAGGGTAGATCTATTGATATACTCAGAGATAAGATTAAAAAGTTCGTCTCTACTGTTTCGACTACTACTAAGCCGAAAGTAGTTATTATTGATGAAGCTGATTACCTAGGTATCGCAGTCCAGCCTGCTCTTCGTAATTTTATTGAAGAGTTTAGTTCAAATGCTAGATTCATATTAACATGTAATTTCAAACATAAGATCATACCACCTTTACATTCAAGATGTAGTGTTATAGATTTCAGTATATCTAAATCTGATATGGCTGCAAATGCTGGTGGTATTGCTAAAAGATGTATGAATATTCTTGATACTGAAAAAGTTAAGTATGAAAAACAAGCAGTACTTGAAGTTGTAAAATCTCATTTTCCTGATAATCGTAGAATCATTAATGAACTACAAAGATATTCTCATATTGATAATAATATTGATAGTGGTATCATTGCAGTTGTAAATACAAGCAAAGTAAAAACTCTTGTAAAATATATTAAGCAAAAAGATTTCAAATCATGTAGAGCTTGGATTGCAGATAATCCTGATCCTGATTCTTTATTCAATGAGTTCTATCAATCAATAAATGAATATGTAGAACCATCTTCTATACCAAATCTTATCTTAATCATTGGTGAGTACCAACATAGATCAGCATTTGTCACAAATCAAGAAATTAACTTAGCAGCATTTGTAGTTGAGGTTATGAAGAATGTCAAGTTCCGTTAAATTAATCAGTTATACGAATGCACCAGGCACTCATGAGGACAAAGTTTTAACTGATCTAATAGCTTATACAGCTAGAGTTTCTAACCCATCCAATCAAGACAATAAGGAGACACAGGATAGGCTCCTTAAATACTTAATGAAGAATCAACATTGGTCACCATTCGAAATGGTAAATGTTTGTTTAGAAATTAAAACAACTAGAGATATTGCTAGACAAATATTAAGACATAGAAGTTTTTCATTTCAAGAGTTTAGTCAAAGGTATGCTGTTGCAAACTCCTTTACTCTTAGAGAGGCTAGAATACAAGATACAAAGAACAGACAGAATTCACATGACAATTTAGATATAAAACTAGAAAGAGACTGGTTGAATAAACAACAAGACTTGGTAGATAAAGCTAGAGAGTTATATGATTGGGCATTGGAAAATAAGATTGCAAAAGAACAAGCCAGAGCAGTCTTACCAGAAGGTTTAACTAATTCAACTTTGTATATGAATGGCACATTAAGAAGTTGGATACATTACATTGATTTAAGAATAGCAAATGGAACTCAAAAAGAACACAGAGAAGTTGCTTCTAAATGTTTGGAACAGATTTCAAGAATCTTTCCTGCAATCAAAGACAACTAGGATATACTTCTTCTTAAGTACTCATTACCCACGTAAAAGAGCAGCACGTATGGGTTATAATGAGGTACACCCATGTTATATAGCCAGAAAAGGAAATGGTCTATATGCATGGGAAAAAGGTACATATTATAATAGTCACAGAAGAATATCTAAATTTAGAGGTTTGAAACTTGGTATTGGAGAATATGGTGTTTCATTTGGTTTGATTAGTGGATATAGACCAAGAAACTTCTTAAAGATACTCTTAAAGTCAGGTGAAATGCCATACATATTATTTCATTCTAAATCAGCATTCCATATACCTGCATTTATGGTATTTCCAGGTCAATGGTGGATTGTTTGTAAATATGAGGAAAAAACTTTGATGGGTCAGTATAAAGATCTTATAGGACATTGGAGTATAAAGAAAAGAAATGCAAATAGATTTATTCGGAAACGTAATAAAAGACAATAATGAAGAAGAAGTAAAGGTACATAAGCCTTCACCCTTCGATTTCATTAAGTCTATATCAAATAAAAACTTTAAAGAAGATCTTTATGGTTATGTCAAGTATGTAATCAATCTTGGATTTTCTATGAGATCAGATACTATTCACTATGCAAATGAAATGAACAAATATGATAATGTATCTGATGCAGAACAATATGCATTCTATTTTCATGCAATGCCAAAGAAAAATTACTTTGCGAAATGGCAAAAGATGAATAAGACCGATGGTATAGATGAGGTTGCAGAGTATTATTCTATATCAAAGAAGCAGGCAATTGACTATTGTAAGACACTTAAGCCTGAGCAAATCAAATACATTCAGTCTCTTAACCTTAAAGGCGGTAAAAAATAAATACAGTAGGCGTATCTAACATATTCAAAGGATATAATGTTAGAACAATTACTAGAAGTAAAACTAAAAGAGCGAGACGATTTCCTTAAAATAGTAGAAACTTTGACAAGAATTGGATTAGAATCAAGAGATAAGAAGTTAGTCCAGACTTGCCACATTCTACACAAAAAAGGAAAGTACTATATCTGTCATTACAGAGAGCTCTTTAAACTGGATGGATTCGATAGGGAGATCACCGTCGAGGATACAGCACGTCGTAACGGAATAGCTCGACTTCTAGAAGAATGGAAATTATGTGAATTAGTTGGTTCAGCCGAACCAGCATCCCTCCAAAAAGTAAAAGTAATCCCTTTCAAAGAGAAAAGCGAATGGACGTTAAAAGCTAACTATACCATTGGCAAAAAGTCCATAAATTAGTATAATCTAATTAATGTCAGAATACTACACTAATGTTGCCATATATGGGCAAAATCTACTAGTCCGCGGTATCAGAGATGGTGAAGAGTTTAGATCTAAAATTAAGTATGATCCTACACTCTACATACAATCTGCTACAAAGACAGGATTTACAGATGTTTATGGTAATCATTTAAAGCCATTACCATTTGATACAATGGTAGATGCCAGAAACTTTGGCAAACAAAATGAAGAAACAAATCTAAAAGTATATGGCTTCCCATTCTTTAACTCTCAGTATTGTATTGAATATTATCCTAATGCTGAGAATGATTGGAAACGCGAAGAGATAAGAACATTTACAATTGATATTGAAGTATCTTCTGAAGAAGGTTTCCCTGAACCAGGTGAAGCCGCTCATCCAATCACAGCAATATGTTTACATGATTCTATTACTGATAAGTTTATTACATTCGGTAATGGTGATTGGTCAAGAAATGATTCAGTACTTACTGATCAAGATTTACTAGATAAAATTGTATATGTACCATGTAATTCAGAAAGACAAATACTTGACTTCTTTATAAAGTATTGGCAAGATCATTATCCTCAAATTATTACTGGTTGGAATACTCAATCATTTGATATGCCATATATTCACAATCGTATGGTAAAACTAGGAATGGATATTAAAAGACTCTCACCATGGGGTGTCACACGTATCAAAGAATTTCCTACAAAACAAGGTAATCAGCTCAGAGTTGAAATCATGGGTATTGATGATATTGATTATCTTGACAGATATAAAAAGAATGCTGTACAAGAATCATATCGTTTAGATCACATTGCTAATATCGAGCTTGGTGAAAAGAAACTAGATTATAAAGAAGTTGGTTCTTTACATAAATTATTCTTTGAAGATTTCAATAAGTTTATTGATTATAATATTCAAGATACTAATCTTGTCAAAAGACTTGACGATAAGATGGGATTGATTGATGTTCAAATTGCAGTAGCTTATAAAGCAGGTATTAATTATGAAGATGTATCAGGTGTTGTTAAAACATGGGATGCTATGATTAATAAAGAAATGTTCTTTGAAAAGAAAATACCACCATTCAGTTTTCCAAGAGGTGGATATACAGAAGCTATTCCAGGTGGTTATGTAAAACCACCACAGGTTGGTAAGCATGGATGGGTTGCTTCATTTGATTTAAACTCTCTATATCCTCATCTTATTATGCAATATAATATATCACCTGAAACTATCATGGATAAACTTCAGGTATGGCCAGAAATATCTGAAGAAAAACGCATGCGTGATTTCTTACATGGTAAATCATTTAAATCACAAGGTGACTTTGCAGTTGCTGCTTCTGGTTGGATGTTTAAGAAAGACTTTGAAGGTATCATACCAAGAGTTATGCGTAAGCTATATGATGAACGTAAACAAATTCAAGGTGTAATGAAGAAGAAGCAGAAAGAAGGTGCTGATATTACTAAACTGCATCTTGCTCAATATGTTCGTAAAATATTATTGAACTCAGGTTATGGTGCAATCACAAACAAATATTATAGATGGTTTGATCCAAGACTTGGTTCTAGTATCACATTATCAGGTCAGTTTGTAATTCAACGTGCTGAAATGGCAATCAATAGATATCTTAACAAGCTCTTAAAGACAGATAAAGTTGATTATGTTATTGCAATTGATACAGATTCAAACTATGTAAATCTTCAACCATTGGTTGATAAGTTCTTCGCAGATAAATCTAAAGCGGAAGTTGTAGATATTCTTGACAGAGTCTGCGAAGAACAACTAACCAAAGCTCTTAATAAAGAGTTTGATTCAATAGCTGAATATCAAAATGTATATGCTCAGAAGATGGTTATGGGTAGAGAAGCTATTGCAGATGCTGCATTCTGGACAGCAAAGAAAAGATATGCAATGAATGTGCATGATATGGAAGGTTATAGACCTGAAAAGCCAAAGATCAAGATACAAGGTCTTGAAGCCATCAGATCAAGTACACCTCAAGGCTGTAGAGAACCATTATTAAAACTTATTGAATTAGTACTAACCACTGATGAAGAAACAGTTCAGAAAGCGATTGCCAACTTTAAGAAGCATTTCCTTACATTACCTGCAGAAGAAATTGCATTTCCTAGAACTATGAATAATGTATGGCAATATACACCAAGAGATAATATTGGTTTCAAGAAAGGTACTCCACCACATATACGTGGTGCAATACTATTCAACAGACTTATCAATCAACACAAACTCGAGAAAGATTGGGAATATATCAAGAATGGTGAGAAAGGTAAATTCTTATGGCTTAGAGAACCTAATAATGTTGGTGGTGATGTAGTATCTTATTTGACATCTCTGCCTGATGAATTCAAGGTCAGAGAATATATCAATTATGAAAAGATGTTCAGTAAAATTATTGGTGAACCTATGGAAGGTATACTAGATCCTATCGGCTGGACTATTGAAAAGCAATTGAATCTAACAAATTTCTTTGGATAATAGTATAAATATTATACGTTCATCAACTTTTTAGTTGACGGAAGTAGGCAAAACCTGAAAACCTCCCTATTCTTAGGGGAAAGCAAGTACCTTCTTTTTGGGTCAATAAATCCAGAAGGGAACGAGACCGAAAGTTTGCTGAAGGAACGCGTTGAGAAGGGTGTACACTGAAAGGTGTATGTACGAAATCGATACGAAAACCGGAGGTAATATGTACTGCTACAGAGGTATCAAATACGATGCAAAAACCTTAAAAAGCAAGCCGCCAGTAAAAAAAGCGAAGAAAAGTGACGAAGTCACTTATCGTGGAATTACTGGAAAACTTGCTGCTTAAGCTTATTGCAACAGTATGAGAACGGAAGGGAAGGGACTAAACATCTCTTCCCTTCTTGTATAAATAACCTATGGCAATCAACATAAAAGATATTCTACAAGAATTTGAAGGTGATATTGACGACTTCATAAAACTCTTAAATCAAATTAAAGAGGATGAAGGTGAACAAATTTCTAATGGTAAAAACCCATTGGAAAAATCTGATGATGAAGAAGAGGAAGAAGTATCTGATGGCGAAGCTGCACCTGCTAATGCACCCGCATCTGCAGTGGCTGGAGCACCAGCATCTGTTCCAGGTGAAGTACCTGGTGCAAACGTAGCAATTGGTAATAAAGAATTTGACAATGATGAAGCTGATGCCGAAAAAACCCGTGAAGTCAAATTAAGCGGTAAGAAAGACAAAGTCGATACCAAGCCACAGACAAAATTAAATCCGTCTGAGTATGGTCACATCGATGCAGCTGGATAAGAAAAATTTCGAGAAATACGCTTTTAAGCATTATAGAAATGTCTATGCTGCCGACAAAAAAGAATTCCAAGACGACTTACGTAAAGCACAATATGCTCGTAAATTAGCCACAAAAATTGTAAATGGTAAAGATGTAAACATACGTTTATTAGTCAACCATGTTATATTGTTCTTTAATGTATTTGAAACTGATG